CGGTTCAAACCCTGATTGGCATCCTCGAAATCGTGAAAGCCGAGCTTATGTCCACCGTCATGGAGGACGTGCCCGAGGAGGGCGAGGAGGGCGAAGAAGGCGACTTCGTAGAGGAGGATCTGGCGGCTTAAACTCGGCGCAACCCGCCACGCGCCTGTGCCCGCCGAAACCACATCAGAAACAACGCTGCAGGCCACGCCGCCCAACCCGCCAGCCACTGCAGATGCTGCAGCGCTGGCGGCGGAGGTGGCGCGGTTGCGTGGCAAGAATGAGGAGCTCCTCACCGAGAAAAAACGGCTTGCCGGCCGCCTTGCCGACTTGCCGGAAGACGTGGACCCCCGCCAGCTGTGGGCGGCCCACCAGGCTGCGGAAACGCAGCGGCTGGAGGCTGAGGGCAATTACACCCAAGCCCGCGAACAGCTGGAGCAGCAGTACCGCGACAGCGAGGCGGGGCTTAAGACCCGCATCGCTGAGCTGGAGGCTGAGATCAGGCAGCTCAAGGTGCTGGGGCCAGCCACTGCCGCCCTGTCTGAGCACGTGCATGGGGCGGAGGAGGTTCTGCAGCTGCACCTTCAGGTCGATCAGCTGGCCACCGAGCCCGACGGCTCCGTCGTGGTCGTTGCCGGCTACAACCGCACGCCGCTCGCTGAGTGGGCTCGCGCCACCTTGCCCCAGTGGCGGCTGAAGGCTCCCAGGCCGGCCGGCACTGGTGCGCCGATTGGTGGATCTGGCGGAGCGGGTGCTGCCGCGTCCACGCTACCGGCCGGGTTCAAGAACCCATGGGCACGGGAAACCTTCAACCTGACAGAGCAAGGCGCGATCGCCAGGCGCGATCCTGGCCTAGCGAAGCAGCTCAGAGCAGCCGCCGCCACTGCCGCCGCAAATAAGGGCTGAGGCAAACTAGGGGACGGGGAAGCTGTGCCGACCCGGGGCCCGTGGCCACTCGCCCCCTAATCATGCCTAGCCATGACCGTCCTTTACGGAGCGGATACGCAAGTATTCAATCCATACACGGATTACGTTGTCCGTGATTCTTTGCTGCGCAATACGCTTTTTCTCAGCGGCATTGTGCAGGTCAACCCTGTTATTCAGGCAGTTGTTGACAAGGGTTACACCTTTGAAATCCCGAACTGGGATCCCGACCTCGATGGGGAAATGCAGTATCCCCAAGAAGGTGTGCCGCTGAAAGCCAACAAGTACAGCTCCGGCAAGCAAAAAGGCGTTATTCACTATCGGTCGAATGCCTGGGGTGTTTCCGGCATGGCCAAGTTGCCGCTAGGCGTCAACAACGACCCTGAGGCGGTGATGTATTCCAAGGTGGGCACTAAAGTCACACATGCTTACCAGACGGATGCACTAGCCACCCTGCAAGGCTTGTTTGGTGTCGTTGGCGCCAACAACTCCACCGCCGCTTTTGCTCCGATGTCCATCGACAGTGGCGGTAGTGGTGAAAGCGACTTTGGTCACGAGCAACTGGTTCGTACCCGGCTTTTGGTCGGTGAAGATGCGGCGAACATGACCACTCAGCTCGGCACCGCCATCATTCACCCTGACATCTACGCGTACCTTGAATCGCGTCAGTTGTGCCAGTACGTGGATGCGCGAGACCTGCCAGGCGTCACCGCGTCAACCGTGGCCGCGAGTGCTCTCACTGGCGGGACGGTTGTTCCCGGCGACATCAGCCCGGCGTTTCAGGTCATGCCAAGGATTCCCGTGTTTGCGAATACGGCGCTGATTGTCAGTGAAAACGCCCCACGAGTTGGATCCCCTGGATCCTACAAATACGGGGTGTACGTCTTCCGTCAAGGCGCCATCGGTCAAGGCTGGCAAGCCCCCCTCAACACCGAGGAGGCTTACGACGCCATGCAAGATGGTGGTTTTGGTCAGAAGGTCATCAAGGTGACCTACGCCACCTGTATGCACGTCCTGGGCTCCAGCTGGAAAGGCGGCGAACAGCCGACTACTGCCCAGCTGGCCGATACCGCCAACTGGGAGCTCAGGTGGAACTCTCCCAAGCAACTGCCCGTTGCGCGCTTCACCTGCACCTGCCCCATCTACGTTTGAGCCATGACCATGATGACCAGCTGGGGTGATAGCTACCCCAAAATCCCCGGAACATTCCTGGAGGTTCGGCCCCTCACCGAGGCGACCGACGCAGCTACAACGCTGACCGCAGCGCAAGCTATCGGCGGCATGGTCACCATGACGCCAACGGCGGCCCGCACCATCACCCTCCCGACTGCAGCGGCAATCCTCGCCCTGTTGCAGCCAGGGGTGCAGATCGGGACCAGTTTCGAGATTCACATCCGAAACGGCGCGGCCAGTAGCCACGCGATTACCCTCGCCGGGCCATCCGGCGGCGGGATCACGATCGACGGCGTAGCCACGGTGGCGCACAACACCTCGGCCACATTCCTGGCGAGGGTGACCGGCGAAACCACGCCGGCCATCACGTTCCATCGGGTCTAATGAACTACACCTGGTGCCGAGGGCATCAGGAGGTTTGGGATGCCATCGCTGCAAAGGCGGCGGCATCCTCGCCGCCTGCTCAGCCGCCTAGGCCACAACCGGAAAAACCTACACGCAAGGTTGTAAATGTCCCGAGTTCCTGAATACACAAACTTTCGTTACATCTCTGCAGGATCAGCGGTAACCCTGCCTGCCGGCAAGCTGTTTATCCGGTTGCTGGCACTGGAGGCGACCGTTCTCCATGCCGACACGGTTTGCAGCAGCTGCACCGATAGCCTCAGCGGCGCCCCGATCCCGGCCGGCATCGAGGTTACCGGCTATTTCTCGACCGTCCGGCTCACCAGTGGCAAGATACTTGCCTACTTGAGCTGACCGATGAGCGTTCTCCACAGGATCGCGATCCCGCCTAAGGGGCGATGGGTCTCTGACCGCAGCCCCATCGCCAGCGACCTGGGCGAATGGCAATCATGCGACGGTGAAGCGCATGAGTTCCACGATCCGATGGTGTCGCTCACCGTCTCGATTGACGATGATCACACCGTGCATCTGTTCTGCGAGGCTGATCAGGTTGATGCTGCAGTGGAGAGGCTGAGGCAACTGCTCAGTGGCTGATCTTTCCGCCCAGATTGAGGCGTTCCTCAGAAATGCCCTACGTCAAAAGCGCCTGGAGGATCAACGGGTCCGACAGGCGCTTCGCGATCTGCGGCAGGTGCTGGCGGCCGTGGAGCGGGTCGTGGGTGAGAGCGGCGTGGCAGCTCCACAGCCGGGCCGAAATGAGGCGATCGCCAGGGTGACCGCAGCCATCGCCCGCAGCGTGCGCGACTCGTTCGGGGTGCCCCAGCTAGCGGCCCTCAGTGCCGCCCTGGCGCCATGGCTGGAGAGTCAGCTGAAGTTCGCCCGCCAGATGGTGGAGATGGCGGGCGGGGACCTTGCAGCGCCGACCGTGCAGATGACCGCATCGCAGGCGGCCCGGATCGTCCGCAGCGTCCAGGTGGCCGGCACCACGATGGAGAAACAGCTCCTCTCCCGACTGCCGGCGATGGTGGCCGATCGGGTCGAGCGGCTCATCCGGCTGGGGGTTCAGGACGTGGCCGGGGGCGAGGTGTTCGCCACCTACGAAAACGCCGTGGTGCGCACCGTGGGCAACGCGGTGGAGGCAACCATCCGCACCGGTGTGCACGAAGCAGGGAGCTTCGCGCAGCAGATGATCTACCAGTACGAAACCGATCCCGCCTGGCTCGGGCCTGATGGGCTGGTGTGGACCGCGATCCTGGATTCCCGGGTCTGCCCCGTGTGCCTGAGCCTCGACGGCACGCGGTACCAACTGGGCACGCCGGCTCCTTATTTCGACGGGGAGAACAAGACGAGCCCCCACCCCCAGTGCCGCTGCTACCTGCTGCCCTGGAAGTGGCGCAACGACACAGAGGGAGGGAAGCCGCTCAACAGGGAGGCGACCGGGGACAAAGGGGCTGAAGCGCTTTCGTTCCGTGCTGCGGCGTCGCGGTGGGTGCGGGACAACCCCGAGACGGCTCGGAGCATCTTCGGCAAAACGCTGGGGCAGCGGCTGATCGACGGCAAGATCGGCTTTGATCAGGCGGTTAAGCTGTGGTCAGCCAAGGGTTAGCGCCATGACCGTAACCGTTATCGCCACGCCTGGCGCAGCCAACGCGAACAGCTACCTCAGCGTGGCTGCAGCCGATGACCTGGCAGACGACTACCTCGGCCCACTGAATTGGACGGCAGCAACCACGGACAACAAGGGGAGGGCGTTGATCATGGCAGCCATGTATCTCGATCAGCTGGAGTCGATCGGCAGCCGTGCCACCACCACCCAGGCCCGCGCTTGGCCGCGCATTGGCGCCGCGTGCGGGGAATGGTCGTTTGCGGCTGACGAAATCCCATCGCCTGTCAAGCGGGCAAACTTCGACCTGGCAGAGGCCTTGCTGGGGGCTCCCGCCCTACTCAGAGGCCAAGGGGCCGGCAATGCGGAGCTGATCCCGGGGATCCCCAATGCCAGCCTGCGGTCGGCGCGGGTGGATGTGATCTCACTGGAGTTCAGGGATGGAGCTGTGCCCAACAACCAGAACGCGCTGAATGTGCTGCCAGGGCTGCGGCAGACCCTGGGATGCCTCTGCCTGAGCCTCCCTATCGGTGGATCGCGTAGCATCCGGGTAGTTCGATCGTAAATCGTGCCAGCCGTGGCTGAACAGCAGCTGAATCTGTTCGGCCCGGCTGACGAAAAGCCGGCTACCAGGAATCACCTGGCAACGCCTCTCACGCGGGAAGAGTCGCGAAGGATTGGCAAGATGTACGCGGAAAATATCAGGTTGGTCGGGAAGTTTCAGGCCAAGATGCGAGACAAATACGGCAAATGTTTGCCATCGGAAGATATAAACAGCGCTGTTGATATTGCATTCATCAAAGCAGCGAGGATATGGAATCCAGAGCGGGGAGCATTCAGCACGATCCTTGGACACTTCGCTGCTGGCGAGGTACGCCACGCAATCAAGGCGGCCGGAAACTGGGGCGTTGCCGCCACCCAACGCGCACGCCTGGCGGGGATGCAAGCCCGCCGGATGCTGGAGGCCGGCATGGCCGCAGCCGATGTGTGCCGCGAGATGGCGATCACCGAGGACGACCTACTGGACGTTCTGCGGGCCACCACCGGCCTAGCGCATGACGTCCAGGGCTTCGAGCTGCACCTGTGCCCCCGGCCAACACCGTGGGAGCTGCTGGAGGGCGGCGAGGCAAACTAGGGAAACAACGCATGATGGACCATGGCTACCGGGGTTTACAAAGCAGCGCTTGACATTGGGCTGTTTCTCGGGCTGGGAACCACCGCAAGCAGCATTCCTACTAGCAAGACCGGATTAACCGAGATTCTCAGCCTGTCCGATGCCAGCATCTCTACCACATCGGAGCAGCAAAAAGGATCGGATTACAAAACACCTTTCGGGTACAGCCAACAGCTGGTAACCGATAAAACATGGACCATGCCGGCACAGTTCAACCTTGACGTAACGAGCGACGGTTACGCATTGCTCAAGCGTGCCGAAAATGGGGCGCCTAGTGGTATTACCGTGCAAATGTGGCGAGAGCTTCCATTGTTTGGCAGCACCCATAAAAATCCGCAAGTTGAGGCCGCTGTTGCATTTGTCGCAAACTACAACGAAGCACTAGCTCGGGGCGGCATTATGGCAATAACTTTCAACTTCGTAAATTACAGCCAGTTGCTAACTTACCAGCAAGGCAATCCCATTGCAACGCTGACCATCACCACTCCTGGCGCGGGCCTAAGCGCTGGCACCGCCGTGTCCCTGGTGCCCGTGACGCCAGGCCCCGGCAACATGTCGGGACTGGGTGCCACCGCGACGATCACCGTGAATGGCAGCGGCGTGATTCAAACCGCCACGATCGTGGCCGGAGGCCAGAACTTCAGGGTGGGCGACACCTTGACGATCACCGATCCCGCCGTGGTCGGCGCCGGCGACACCGCCCCGCTGTTCACCGTGGCGACGGTGGCCTAAAGCCCCCCGGCCTGGCTCAGCCGCTGCCACTGCTCGGCGAAGAACTGGGCGAGCGGGTGCTTGTCGAGCGCTGGCTTGATCCAGTTCCGGCCTGGCAGCGCTCGGCCGCTGGCGGTGATCCGGTCTTCGAGGATGGACCTGGCGTAGTGGAACCCATCCTCGCTGACCGGATCCCAGGTAAATGTGATCGTTGACCCTCGCGGGTTGTCCTGGCGCCGCTGCGAGTTCAGGAAGTCACCGGAATCGACGATGTTGCGCGGGCTGGAGGCGATGGTGTAAGGCAAGCCGCCTTGCGCTTTCAGGACCTTATTCTGCTGGCGAAACGTCTTGGCTTTGTTGAACTTGCCGTAGCGGTAGGTTATCCCTGGCCATGGATATTGAACCGCCCTGATTTCCTCCTTCAGTTGCGGGCCGATTACATCGCCGTACTTCGCCATGATTATCGGCACACGCAACAGTAGCTTTTTGGATGTAAACCCGGTTAGCTTTAGATCAACAGTAATCCTAGCCATCGACGTACACCGCGAGTCGGATGCGGTCACCGATAACGCTCTGCATGATGCCGCCGATCAGCCCTGTGGAGCCGTAGGGGTGGCGCTCCTGCAGCACCTCACATCTGGCGGGTGGCTTGCCGCTGAACACCAGTAGCCCCCTCACGCCGGCCTGGATCCTGGCGTCCAGGGCCTGAGGGTTCACCGCGTAGCCGTCGTAGGTAAGCCGGTCAGTGTCCACGCCGGGGAAGCCGGACCCGCTGCGGCCACCCTCGCGCAGGAACAACGACACGGTGATCTGCTCGGTTTTGGGGATGATGTTGCCGGTTGCTGGATCCTCAACGGTGCCGATGTCCACAACATCGAATGTCGCCGTGGCGTTGACCTGGCCTAGAAGTGCGCTGCTCATGGTCTAGTTTGCCGCGGCGGATCGCTATTGCGGGTTGGTTCCATCAGGAGCGGGTCCGTTGATGTCAGCCACCGGACCGCGCCATTGATAGACGCCATGGAGGGCACTGATCCAGCCGTCTCTTAGTGGGATCCACCAGAAACCCCTACCCCAAGCGCGGTAGCGCATTTCACCGTTCCAGCGATCGTCAGTTGCCCAGCATTCGTACCACCCTGGCTGAACCGGGATCAACCGCGCTGACTGAATGCTGTGTTGCGAGTTGCTTGCGTCAGTGGTCACGTTGCGTCTGCTGCGGATGGGCCTGAGGCAACCTAGGGAAAGGCGAGGACGGCATGACAGAAAATCTAGGTGATGCGCTGCTGGTCGTCCGCGCCGACACCACGCAGCTGGACGCGGGCTTTAGGCACGCCGAGGAGCGGGCTCGCCAGGCTGGGGCAGCCGCTCGGGATGCGTTCCAAGCGCCAGCGAACAGCATCGCGGCATTGCAGGCAAGGCTTGCCGAACTGCGCCAGGCCTTCAACGTCGCAGAGATCGGATCAGCCGAGTTCAACAAGCTGCGAAATCAAATCCTGGGGGTTGAGGCAGCGCTGAAAACGGCAGGGGTGGCAGGGAATAGTCTCGCAACGCTTAACGCCAAGCTGCAAGGCCTACAGCAGGCCCTGCAAGCGGTTGAAATTGGCAGCCAAGCATTCCGCAACATCGACGCGGAAATCAGGAGCATTCAGCAGCAGCTTGCAACGGTCGGCGCATCCGCCAACAGCCTTACGGCGCTGAATGCCAGGCTGCAGGAACTGCAGCAAGCCCTGCAGCGGGTTGACGTTGGCTCCCAGGCGTTCCGCGACCTGCAACGCGAGATCCAGCGCACAGAGCGAACCCTGGCGACCGTCGGCGCGGCCGGCAACAGCATCACAGGGCTGAGCGCCAAGTTGGCCGGCCTGCAGCAGTCATTCCGATCGGTCGAGATCGGCTCGCAGGAGTTCCGCAAGCTCCAGCGCGAGATTCAGCGCACAGAGCGAGAGCTGGCCCGCGTCGATCAGACCCTGACGGGCCGGCTAGCCAGGGGTGCCCGTGGGTTCGGCGCAGAGGCCCTACTGGCCCTCGGGGCACGTGGTGCTGCCGCCACTGCGCCGGTGCTCGCCGCTGGCATGTTCCTGAAAAGCTCCATCGATCAGGCTGTTCAGCTGGAGACCGTCACCCGCAAGCTCACGGTGACCCTGGGCCCCCAGGGTGCCGCGGGTGCAATTAATTTCACCCGGGGGATCTCGCGGGAGCTGGGGCTGAGCTTTGAGACGCTGGTCGGGACTTACAGCAGCTTCACCGCAGCCGCAACGGCGGCGAACATCCCGATCGATCAGCAACGGCAGCTGTTCACGTCGGTCAGCCGTGCGGCGCAGGCCTATGGGCTGAGCAATGATCAGGTGGGCGGGACATTCCTGGCGCTGCAGCAGGTGGCCAGCAAAGGCACCGTCAGCATGGAGGAGCTGCGCTTGCAGCTCGCTGAACGCCTTCCCGTGGCGCTGTCGGCTACCGCCAAGGGGCTGGGCATCACGCAGCGCGATCTGATCAAGCTGGTTGAGTCAGGGAAGCTCACGGCAGTTCAGTTCTTCCCAGCTCTGTCCAAGGGGTTGGATGAGTTGACCAAGGGCGCGGCTGGGCTGGAGACATCAGCGCAGATATTCCAGCGGTTTAGCAATGTGTGGCAAGAGTTACAGCAAAGTGCAGGCACCAATTTGCTACCCGCCGTAACCGCGTCGGTCATCGAACTTACCAAGGCGCTGGAATACTCTAGGGATAAACAGGTTTCCGAGATATTTGCCGATGATTTCGGCCTGTCAATAGAAAGAGCAGAGCAGGCGGCTGGCGCCTTGCAATCTATACGGCAGCGCTATAACTTAACCGAGCGGCAAGCAAGAAATATCACTAGCCAGGCTTTCGCATCTACTGGCGTAGAACCTGATATTTTTCGCCAGCGAATTTTAAGCAACGAACAATTCTTAGATCTTCTGGGGCAGCTAAACATCAAAGCCGCCGAGTTCAGGAAAAACAATCGCGACACAACAGGCGAAATCAACGGGCAAAAAGCAGCACTTTCTGGCACCAACGATCAAATCCGCCTTCGCAACCAGGAGACACAGACATCCCTGGATCTGGAGCTCCAGCGCTCCAAGCTGCTGCAGCAGGAAACCAACGCCTCCGCTCGCCTGGCGGGTTCCCGTCGCACGCCAGGCCTCGATGAGGTAGGCCGCGCCAGCCTTGAGGCTGAGCTGACCGTTGGCGAGAAAATCAGGGCGCTGCAAATCTCCCGGCTGGAGCTGGCCAGGGAACAGGCCAAGCTGCCGGGCACCGGCGATGGCAAGGAGGGCACCCAGTCCCTCGCCAAGCTGGCGGAGCTGCAATCCCAGATCCGCACCGGCGAAATCGACGTGGCAGCGGCCCAGCTGCAGGGATCCAGGGCCACCGCTGACGCGCTGCGGAACCAGCAGGAGCGGGTTCGCCAGCAGAGGCTCGAATCCCAGGCCGCCGCAGATCGCCTCCAGATCACCCGAGAACAGACCGCGCTGGAGGCTGCCGCCGCCGCATCGCAGGGGCAGGTTTCGGCCACGGCGCTGCTTCAGCTCAACCAGCGTGCCTCCCTGGCGGAGAAGCTCCGGATTCTCGACGCGGCCCGCGGCGGCCTGGCCACCGAGCTGGCCAGGGGGCCAGAGGCTGACCGCGTGGTGATGGAGGAAATCTCCGGCCGGATCGCCCGCGCCAATGCCGATGTGCGCCAGGCCTACGCTGAGGCGGGGCTGCAGCTCACCACCAACGCCAGGACCGCAGCGGAGGCACTCCGGGGGGCACAGCAAAACCTGCGGGGTGTTCTGCGTGGCGGCTTCGATCTGCTGACCCCAGAGCTGCAACGGCAGCAGCTGCAGCAGGCGCGAGCGTCGATCCAACCACTCGTTGACCGAGGCGTGATCAGGACCGGGCTGGACATCAGCACTCCCGAGCGGCTTTTTGCTGTGGCCGGGTTCGCTGAGCAGCTGGTCCCGGCCCAAAAGGCGCTGGAAAATGCCATCAACGAAAACGCACGGGCAACCCTGGCCCTATCGGAGAAGGACTGGAACGTCTACGTTCAGGTTCCAGGATCTAGCCCTGTGCCGATGCCCCTCCCGCGAACATGATCACCATCAACGGGCTGACCTTCACCCCCCTCACCGCCCAGCCTTTCGGCTACGAGGGCGAGGCCAGGACCGGCCTGACGGCTAGGACCTTCCGCTGCGCCGGCCTGCTCACGCCGTCGCAGTGGGCCACGCTGGTGGGCATCTACGACACCTGGCGCGGCAACCGGATCGCCGACGCCGATACCCTCAGCTCGGGCACCGTCGGCAGCACCGTGGCGCTCACCACGGGCAGCATCAACGGGCTGACCGTCACAGCGCTGGCCTGTTGGTTCACCGAGGCTCCCACCGGCGAGCAGGCGGGCACTTACGTGTCGGCATCGTGCACCCTGGTGGATGCGGCGCAGGCACTGGCCGTGCTGCTGCGCCAGGAGGAGAAGGCTCGCCAGGGAAATGAAGCCAGGCTGCCGAACCTGGGCACCGTCACCCTGGGCGGCGCCGTGATCACGCTCACCAAGCCGATGGAGACGCGGCGCGATGGCCCCACAGTGTCCCTGTCACCTGGCGGGACGAGCATCATCAGCGGGGCGCTGGTGGCGCACAAGGTCCGTCAGATCGAGGGTTACATCAGCAGCGGAACCTTCGCCGATCTGCTGACCTGGTACGACACCACCATCGGCAGCAGTCCAGCTGCCGAGACCTGGTTCCCGATCAGCGAACCCACGGCTACGGCTGAGATCATCATCACCGGCGGGGCCAAGGCTACCCGTCACAGCGTTTCGCTCACTGCACTGCAGATCATCTGATGCCCAACGACATCCGCGCTACCTCAACATGCTCACTAGGCGTCATCGTTGACAACGCCAATATCGATGACAGCTACATCAATGGCGGCACGGGGCTGATCAAGACCACGGGTTCAGTGACGATCGATGGCTTGATTACACCAGCTGTCGGCACGCTAGTCACGTTCAGCTACACCAAGGGCGGCGTGACGCGGCAGATCCCCCGGGCGCTGCGGGTGTTGTCCAGCAACGCGGATCCGGCCACACGACGGACCGCCGTTGAACTGGGCTGCAAGCTGACGTATCTGGATGATCTGCGGGAACGGATCAACTGGCAAGCACTGGATGATTCGAGTAACACACTGACAGCCGACGATGCAAAGATCATCACCATCCCGATCCGAGCGCAAGGCGTTGCCCAAAAGTGCTTAGAGGAGCTGGGCCTGACGGCAGCAAGCTTCAGCCTGACCAACGCTTTCAGCATCGCGCAGTTCGATCTGTCCCCCGGCTACGTGCAGGTACTGAGTGATCTGCTGGTGTCAGAATCTTTGATCGGCTACCTCAACACGTCGGAGGTTCTACAGGTCATCTCGCTGCAGCAGGAAGGCGGCACGGGTCCGGTGTTTGATCTCAACCAGCTAATAGGCTCAAGCAAGATTGGCTCCGGCAGGTTGCCAGCCGAAACCGTAATCGCCAGATACAGCAGCTTAAAGCTAAAGCAGCCAAAGCAAACCGAACCCGAGGAATGGCGCGAAAAAAACAATGCGGTTACATACAGAATACAAATACCTTACACGTTAAAGGATACGGGAGAAAGCCGCATCGCAACCTACAACATTCTGGAGTCAACAAAAATAGAGACTGAATATCAAAACTATTCAACCACAAAAGGGCTGCTACGGCTCCCGTTTCGCCGCAAGACAACATTTACAAGCGGAGCGGCGGCTCACGCTGGCAACGTCTTTAGCGAATACCTTTCGAATGATTTAAACCCTGGAAACTCACAAGTAACCAAAATAACTATAGAGACATACCAGTATGACGGTGAAGGAAACGAAACAATTTACCAGCGGGATGTTAGCGGTTCCCTAGGTTTCGCCCTTGGTTCTATCTCTGTGCCAATCGTGTTTGAGAACGACTACGTGTCACTGGATTTTACAACGCGTCTTGACCTTGAACGCGAAGTAATCGAAAGGGTGACAATCAAAAACACGCAACAGGTAACAACATGGACTTACGTTCCATGGTTTTCTACTGTTGCCGGCCAGCAGGCAATAGCGGCTAGCAGTAATGCTTTGCAGAGCGCTGCCGCTGTTGTTTCTTACCTCGGGGGAATTATTAGCGCTGGATTGCGACTCAGTGACTACAGGGTTGAAACAACCGAAGTACCCGAGCCGGTTGGCGTTCCATCAGTAGCGGATCAGAACACGGCTGCAGCGGCCAAGGGCGGCGATGCTGCTAACGGCTGGCGCACAGCCTCGGAGGCCAAGGTTGTGCTGGCCATGGGCTCTGCAACAGCCGAACGACGGGCCGAGTTCACGCCTCCCTACGTGCCAGATGACATATTCGCAAAGGTGAGTGGCGTTTATATTTCTACTCCAAGCGATGCGGATAGTAAGGCATTGAACTATGCCAAGGTGCAAAACCGGCTGGATCACGCCAACCGCAACGGCATGAACGTCCAGATGCTGCCGGAGCAGATGCCAGACGCCCCATTCAGCCCGATCATCCTCCGCTCTGGCGGGGTGTCCGCGCTTTACCGCACCAACGGCACAGCCTGGACGATCAGCCCTGCCGGGGTTGTGGCATCCACTGACGCGCTGTTCTGGGGCGCCGTAGGCGGCTCTGGCCCTCGGTGGTTCCCCGTTGCTCCGGGGATCACCACGCTGCCAGCGGCCCCGCCAGTGGTGGGCGGACA